TCGCCCTTCGTACCGACGACCTCGCTCTTCCAGCTCTTCTTGAGCTTACTTTTGTGCTCGTAGCCGCTATCCGGCGTATTCTCCCGCGCGAGCTTCTTGAGCTTGTTGCCCGCCCGCGTCAGATGCTTCTCAGCCGTCGCCGCATACTCATTCGAGACAGCGGTCAGCTTGGCCTTGAACTCATCGAGCCCGTCGAAGGCAAGCGTGGCCTCAGACATCGCCGTCACCCGCCCCGCGCTTCCGCTCCGTGCAGTAGAGCTCGAGGCTCTCATGCTCCATGAGCGGATCGACGACGCTCTGGATGTCGTAGACGTGCCCCTGGTAGTGCACTTCCATATCCTCCGTCACGTTTTTCCGATAGCGGATGACGACCTTGAGCGGCTGATCTTCGCGCGTCGCTCCCATCTCGTAGAGCTCCTGTCCGCGGATGGGCTGGATGGCGGCGGCGATGCCGTGGAAAAGGAGCGTCCTCCCCGCGTAATCAAAGCCGCCCTCATCCCCCTGCGCCGTGCCGTAGATGTCTACGCGGCGCGTGAGCGTCCCAGGGTTCGTAATCATGCGCCGTCACCTCCCACGGGCGCGTAAGCGTCATTGAGTTCGATGGTATAGAGCACGCTTCGCAACGAATATGGATATTCCTGCACATTCGCCTTCGATAGCGGCGTCCTGTTCGTGTACCAATGCGCGACGAGCAGTTTCACGGCGAACCGCATGAGCTCATCGTCCTCGACGTACTTCTTGCCCGTCTGCCGCTCGATGAACGTCTCCGCCGTCTTTGCAAGCGTCTCCGCCTGTCTCAGCTCGTCCGTCTGGTCATCGTCGATATGCAAGTAATTCTTGATGTCGTCCATATCCGCCATGCGGCATCAGCTCCTTAATGTCCCGTCGAGGACGCGGCGCCCTTCTTGACGAGCACGAGACCGTTATCGTCAACGACCTTGCCATCATACAGGCCGACCGACTGGTAGACCTTCGACCGCGTCGGATTGTCGCGATACTGCACGAGATCCATCTCATACGCCGTGTTGAGGATATAGTTATCATAGTTGAACGCATAGGCGACGACATCGCCCGCCTTTGCATCATCGAGCGACGGCAGATAGTCCGTGAACACGCACTTCTTGCCGAAAATCATCGCCACGGGCGCGCTGCCGTTGAAATTGAGCACTGCAACCGGCTTCCCGTTCACATCCGTGATGCCCATGAAATCCCAGAACGTGCTCTCGTTCATCGTGAGCACCGTCCCTGCGGAATACGCGCCCGGGATCGCTTTGAGGATGGAGATCACATCCTTATAGGCGAGCGTCGAGGAGAGTGTCACATTGCGCTTCGTATCTTTGACCGCCGTCGTCGCGATACCCTGCGGCTTGCCATTGCCGTCACCAGAGACGATGGCGAGCTCAAGCGCCTTCGTCATGGCGCGCGCGACATTCTCCGCCACCGCCGCCTCGAACGCGCTCAGCGACTGGATATCCGCCTTGAACGAAACGCCGATGGCCGCCGCGAGCTCATACGCGCCGAACGTGATCTTCGTCGTCGCCTTCTTCGCCGTATCGATGGCCGCCGTCTCGTCCGCCATCCACGTGCCCGTAGCCGCGAGCGTCGACGCTGGAACGACAACGCCGGACGGGTAGGCAAGCTTGCGCACGAGCGGCAGAATGTTGCCGTACTGCTCCATCTTCTCGACGATCTGGTTCATCGTCGCAGGCGGGATGACCGCCTGATTATCAGCCGTCACGGAAATATCGCGGAACTCCGGCGCCATCTCGCCCGTGAGAACGTAGTCCATGAACGCCTTTCGGTATTCCATCGAATCCATGCTCGTATGCTCCATCTTTCGTACCTCCTGTTTTTCTACTGCGGACGTCTTGATCTCGTCCTTCTCAATCTGCTGAGCGATCTGCTTGCGCTTCTCGGCGTCTTCCGCCTGCTTGCGCGCCTCCTTGATCCCCTCATTGAGCTTCTGCGCCTCATCGAAAAGCTGTGCGAGGGCGTCCCCCGTCGCCGTCTTGGCCTCCTCGGCGATTTCCGCCTGGCGCTTCTCCATTTCCTCTACCGTCATCACGATTCTCCTTTCAGTTCATCGTCAAGATTGCAATACGTCGGCGTGTATCCGCCATCTCCTGATATTCCCGCGCAGCGCTTCGCACACCGCGCGCGACCGCCTCAATGGATGTCCCCTCATACGCGGGCAAATCAACCGCCGAGACGTCAAAAACGCGGTCAATATTGTTGATATAGCGCGTATACGTCTTGCTGTCGTAGACATCGCCATCCGGCGCGACCGTGAACGCGAACGACATCTGCGTAATGTCCTTGCGCTTGATGAGCTCGTAGACATCCCGCCCGAGCGTCGTGTTCGCGAGCTTCGCCGTGATGTGCAGCCCCTTCTCATCGACCTCGAGCGCGAGCGTGCCGTTTGACGTACGCGCGAGAATCTCGCAGCTGTCGTTGTGGTTGTACCGCAGGACGACATTGCTCAGGTCCGCCTTGTCAAAAGCGTGCGCGCCGACGCTTTCTTTGTAGTCGATGCCACTGTATGGGTCATGCCACATCACGGCAGGCTGGTCAAAGACTGCGGCGTAGCCGCTCACGGTCATCTCTTCATCGTCCGCCGCGAAGTCAGCTTTCCGAAGCTCCATCTGAATCATTCTCTCCTTCGTCATCATCCTTCACCTCCTTTCCAGCCTTCGCCTTCTGATACTCATCGACAAGCTGCGTGTTGACGAGGTTGAGTGTCTGCACGAGGCGGTCGTCTCCGTCGTCAACAGGCGGCAAATTCATGATCTCGAGGCACTGGTTCGTTGTCAGCACGCCGAGCGGGCGCAGCTGGCGGATCATCTCCGTTTTTGTCGCCGTCGTCGCATACGTCAGACGGTTCGCGTCGAAGACGATGCGATTCCCCGCGGCGATTTCCGCCGCCGTGAAGATTTTCCGCGTGAACTCCTGTGAGAAACGGATGGCAAGCGGCTCGATCGTACTCTCGAAGAACGCCTGCCATTGCGCCTCCGTGTAGTTGTTCGCGACAATCTCCTTCGAGATGCCAAAGTAGCGGTACACATTCTCCCGCAGGTAATCGAGCTGCGAGTGATCCGCCGCCACGGGCTCCGTGTTGTTCGGCGTGAAGGAAATCGTCCCGTCCGTCGTCACGATGCCGCCCGTGTCCTTGTCCTTGATCTGCTCCATGAGCAGCTTCGATTTCTGCTTCCACTGGTCGGAGCCGATCTGCCCCGCGATCTGCGCGACGCCCTTGATTTTTCCCGAGTTCACAGCGGCGTTCTCAAACGACTGCTGCAGCGTCTCAAGCAGGGAAAGCACCGACTCCAGATTGGAATCCACGTCAGAAACGATATCGCCCTTCTGAAAGAAGTTCCTGACGTGGATGAGATCGGCATAGGGCACCGTCTCGCGCTTGCCGTTTAGAAAAACGAACTTCACATAGAGCTCGCCCGCCACCTCGCGGATGTCTGTCGACATGTAATCAAGCGGCCAGAGCTCGATCGCCCTGCCGCGCGCGTCGCGCTTAATCTTGATGTAGCCGTTGCCGCTCTGGAGCGTCGAAGCCGTGACACGGTAGAGCATATCGTAGGCGGTCATGTAAGGATTCGGCTCCAGCGTCAGAAGATGCGAGAGCGCGCTATCCTCCGCGGGTACCTTCTTCCCGTCATCGAGCACGACATGTGTCGGCTTGAGTTTCGCCGCGTGTTTCGCGATGACGTCGACGCACGTCTTTACGAGGATGTCGTTTGTATGCAGCCCCGAGCTGAAGAATACATTCTTCCAGTCGTTGATGAGCTCCATTCTCACGGAGTTCGGCGCGTCCGGCTCGTTGCCACTGTTGCCGAAAATCTTCTGGATCAATGAGCGAAATTCCATTCCATCACCTCCTCAAACACAAAACGCATCGAGGAAGGATGAATATCCATCGATGCGTTTTCTTGTATTTCTGTTCTTGTACGGCTTGACATTGCCCTGTGTGTCCGTGACGGCCTCCGTATTCATGAGGCACCAGAGGAACACGGGGTTGTAGTCGTAATTTATGCGGCGGCGCTTGAAATACGCCCGGCTCTCATACATCTGCGACGACAGCCCCTTGAAAGACTGGTTGACCTTCTCGCAAAGCGCCTGCCCGAACGTCGCTTCCAATTCTTTGGTGAGATACTGCGCGTTGTATGCATCATAGCCTATCTTGTAGGCGTAGACGCCGTATTCCGCCTGTAGCTCCGTGAACCACTCGACGACGACATGCTGATCGATGATGTTGCCTGGGCACGTCCGCAGATAGCCGCCCGCCATCCACTTGTCGTATGGCACCTTGTCGCGCTCGATGTGCTCCTCGAGCGTGTCCTGCGGAATCCAATACATCTGCTTGACGTAGAGGACGCCGCCAACCGCGAAGAGCGCCGTCGCACATGTGAGGTCTGTCGTCTCGGAGAGATCGACGCCGCCGAAGAAGTACTGGCCGGAGAAGTCTTTGAGGTCGAACGTGTCCGTATTCCGCACATCATCGAGCTCAAAGAAACTCTCCTTCGCGTTCTCGCGGAAGTTGAACTGCTTCACGAGCATGTCGCGCATCGTCTTTTCGTCGAGCGTCGCGCGGTTGTACGCGCTTCTGAGCTGGTCGAGGCTCTTAGACACGCCGAGGTTCGGATTCGCCTTGTACCAATTCTTCTCGTCTGCAATCTCGGCTTTGCTGTCGAGCTCGTAGAGGATCGGCAGCGTCGTCTCGTCGATGTAGCTCCCGTCTTTGTAGCCCTTGATGATGTTGCAGTACTCTTGATACTTCGTGTCGAAGATACTATCCTGTTTCACGAAGCCGCCTGTCGACATAACGACGGTGAGCGGCTGCCGCCGCGCGTAGGTGCCGCCGACGAGGACATCATACATATTCCTGTCTTGAATGGCGTGCAACTCGTCAATGAATAGCCCGGAGACATTGAGGCCGTCGAGATTGCCGCTGAGCTTAGAAAGCGGCTCGAACTTGCCGAAATTCATCCGGTTCTCGATGAGATTGACCTTCGGGCGCAAGTATTTCCTAAGCGTCGCATTGTGCGCCACCATCATGCGCGCGTAGTCCCAGACAATCTTACTCTGATGGCGGTCTGTAGCCGCTGTATAGAGCTCAGGACCGTCCTCGCCGTCTGCCGTGAGCAGATAGAGCGCGATGGCCGCGCCGAGCACGGATTTCGCGTTCTTGCGCCCAACGAAGAGAAAGAGCTCGCGATACTGGCGATAGCCTGTTTCCTTGTCTACAAAGCCGAAAACGGCTTCGACAAGTGCCTTTTGCCAAAGTTCTAATCGAAATGGCGGGCTTCCCGGCATTTTCGGAATCGTGCAGAACGTCTCGATGAAGTCTACCGCCCTCCGCGCCCGCTCCGCGCGGTAGATATACCGCCCGTCCGGGTGCTCCATATTCCGCACGAGATGGCCATAGACCGCCCGCAGGCGCTTGCTTGCAGGGATGCGACCGCTCTCGATGGCTTCATGGTATGTCTCGATGGCGTTCATGCAGAATCATGCGCCTCGATGAAACTCTTAAGCGCATCCTCTCCATCTGCCGCCTCCGGCAGATAGTCACGGAACTGCCGGAGATAGGCATGCAGGAGCTTCGCGTACTGCGTATAGACCTGGACGGACGGCGAGATCCGCACGCCACTCTGACCTCCGCCGTTGTTATACTTGACCGTGACGCCATGGACGATGGTATCCTCCTGTATCTCGTCGAGCATCGCCGTCTGGTAAGCGACCTTGTCGATGAGATTGAGCAGCAGCGCCTTCCTCTGTTCGTCCTCCACATCCTCCGCAAGCGGCAGCAGTTCCTTCTTGTACTGCTCAATCGCATCGCGCCGCCCTTTTTCCTTTTTTGTCATCCATCTCACCGCCTTTCCTTATCGTATCCACCATGAATGTACATTTCCTTTACTTTGTCCACACTACCCGTACTGCAAAACTAAAGATTTCTCGCGAAAGAGTGGGGGCTCAGGTCTGTGCTACAGAGAAAAAATTATACCCCAGGGGGGTGTATATCCAAGTATTTACACGCCCTGCGCCTTTCTCCCTTGCGTCTCGCCTCATCGCTCCCTATGTCCCTTCATGCTTTCGTTCTCTTTCGCTCGTCCGGCGCCCGCACGTCTACGATTCTTCCTTGCTCATCGTAGACGTACTGCCGCCCGCTCTCCTTGTGATGCTCCTCGTAGTGGCATTCATGGCAGAGTAGCTCCAGATTCTTCTCGTTGAGCGTGATGGCGGGATTGTCGATATTCTCCGGCGTGAGATGTATCTTATGGTGCACCTCTCTCGCGTTCGCCGCCCCGCAACGCTCACAGGTGAAAAAGTGCTTCTCTCTATAAGCTCTCGCAAGTCTTATCC